CTGATCGACCGGCCCGAATTGACTCGCCTGGGTGCGGCCCTCTTTCAAGAAGGCGAAGTCCTCGTCGAGCTCGGCGACGATCGTCGATCGACAATTGACATGCGCCGGCGGAACCGGCCCGCCTTCGTCGAGCTTGAAGACCTCGCCGCTCAAGGCCTGGCAGATTTCGCTCGTGCGGTTGTCCAAGGTCGAGACCCAGCGATAGCCGGTGACGATGTCGTCGTTCGCCTGCAAGGTCGCGAGCCGTGCCTGGTGCGAGACGTGCTGGACCGAGGTCCGGATCATCGCCTGGCTCTGGCGATAGGTCTGCCCGAGGATCCCTTCGCGGAACTGGCCGCCGACCGTTCCCCGGATCCCGCGCAAGATGTCGCCGTTCGTTTCGCCCTCGAATACGCCGCGCCGGATCCGCCCGACGAGCGCCTTGACCTGGGAGTCGCTCCAATTGTCAATGAAGGACTCGAGGAGCTGGCCGCCGGCGACGCCTCGAACCGAGAGCGGGTTCGCGCTCGCAGCCGCCCAGACCTGGCGCGGGCTGGGGACCGTCGCATCGAAGGCCTTGTTCTTGACGATCTCGCCGAGGGTCATCGACTCGAACTTCGCCTCGGCGGTTGCCAGGGCCCGGAGTTCCTTCGCGTTGATCGACTTCCAGCGCTGCAGGATCCCGTCGATGTTTTCCTGGACCGCGTCGAGCTGGCGTTCGAGCCTGGCGCGGGACCAGGCCGTGAGCTCGCCTTTCGAGAGCCGCAGCCGGAGGTCTTTGTCGATCTCGCGCAGGAACGGGAGGATCGTGTCGACCTGGCCGCGCTTAAGTTGTTCGAGGAGGACGGCATGGCGAACCGTCGCATCGAAGCCGATCGCGCTGATTGCTGCCATTGCTTAGGCCTCCAGAGTCAGGCCGCCGCCCTCCAGGTCGAGCTCGTCTTCGATCTCGTCGTCGGTCTTTTCCGGATTCACGACGCCGAGCTGGCGCAAGCCGGCATAAAGGTCCGAACGCGGGATTGCGCCCGCCTGCCAGGCCGAGACAAGCGCCTGCAACAGAGCCGGATCCACGGCGAGGCCGGTGAAGTCGGTCGGGATCGTGAAGGAGACCTCCTCCTCGTTTGTCTGGGTAAAACGCTGAGCCCATTGGAGCGCCAGCGTATAGGCCGCGCTCACGTTATCGCAGACCAAAGACAGGACCGAGTGAGCTGCAGCGGTCTCGCTGCGTGACTGTTCCGCCGTCTTGACCGCCTCGCCATAGGTGAGCAGGCGAGCGCCGGAGGCGACCATCTGCTGCTCCTTGATCCTCATCCCCTCCTGGGAGAGCGTGTTCGGCTGTGCTTGGAGCATTAAGGCCGAGGCTCCGACCGGGAGCGGGATCGCTTCGCGGGATCCAACATAGACGCCGTTGTCCTGCATTAGCTTGAGCCACTGGTCATCGAGGCCGGTGAAGGCGATCGTCGGCTGTCCGACGAAGAAGACGCTCTCCTCGAAGTCGGCCGAGTTCCGATAGTGGGCGATGTTCAGGTTCGACAGGTCCTCGAGCGGCGGCTTGTCGACCTCGGAGTTGTTATCCATTGCCCCGACGAACGTGAACGGGATCGTGTTCCAGGTGTTGCCGGCTGCGTCGGTCGGTTCGTACTCGGCGAAAATCTCCGGAGCGCCGGCGCCGTCTTCACCGCTGCGGCGCCAGATCCGGACCACGTAGCGGATCGGCCCGCTTTCATCTTCCGTAGACAAGCGGCCCAGGGCCAGTTCGCGCCATTGCTCGACCGCCGTGACCTGGTAACCGTCCGGCGCCTCGAGTATCTCGTGTAGAACTACGAGGGCGAGCTCCTGGTTCTCGTTTAATCGCCAGTTGATCACCTGATCGGCACGATAGGCTGCGATCGTTGCATGGAGTCCGCCCTGCTCAAGCTCAGCGAGCGAGATCGTGTCGTTCTGGACCGGGAAGTCGACCAGGAGGCCGGCGCGGGCGTTTCGGAATGTATCCTCGAGGACGCGGTGGCTCTGGTTGACAATTCCGCCGCCGGATCCGTCGACGTCGTCCCGGACGAACTCCATCGAGGAGGGGACCACGATCTCGGGCTGGCGCCGGTAGGCGATCCCGACCAGGCCCTCCAGGGTGCGGCTGGTCGCGTTGAAAAAGACGGCCCGTTCTACATACTGATCGTAACGCTTCGAGTTCTCGTCAGATTTATCGAGGGGGTTGGGCCTCGGAAGGTAGCGGTCGCCGGCCTTCTTGACCGCATACTCGCCCGCGACGACGTCGTCGATCTTTTGCCACCTGGGAGTCCAGGCGGTCACTTCTTCGCGCTGGTAGCTTACGTCGTTGCTCACTGGGCGACTCCTATCTTGAGACTGGTTACCGGGCGCTGAAGCGGGTGTTCCCGGTGAATGAAATAGCCGGCGGCGTCGTTCGCGTGATCGAGGCCGCTGGTCTTGTCTGGTTGACCGTTGTCATCATAGGCCTGCTGCTCCAGGCACTCGACGAAGGTCGGGCACGTATCCGGATTAACTCGGTAATGGCGCTCGCCCTGGGCGTTCCTGAAAACGCCGTTCATGGCATTGACCCGGTCCCGGACCGGAGGGTTCGCCGGCGGAGCCGAAACCCAAAAGCCGGCGGTCTTGAGGAGCTGGATGTCGGTCGAGGCGGCCCCGGTGGTCGTTCGGTTCTGACCGCTCGAGTCGGGATAGACCCGGATCTGGCGAGTCTGTTCCCAGGTGCTCCCGCTGAATCGCCAGTATCGCTCCTTGATCTGGCGGATCATGTCCGGCGTGTCCAGGGCGCCGATAATCTCGTCGACCGCATGAGGCCAGCCGTCCCGGATGACATGAACAACGGCAGCCATTTTCCCCACATTGAAGTCCATCCCGACCCGAAGGGTCTCGCCGGGCTGGATCCGTTCGTTCGAGCGGTTCTTCTCGCGATTGTATTCGCGATAGACGGTTCCCTGGGCAAGGTTCACGAACTTTCCCAGGAGGTACGCTTGAACCAGGCTCTCGGGATAAGTCGAGAGCAGGTCGTCGATATAGCCTGGCTGCAGGTTCGCCTCGTTGTCATAGGTCGAGCTTCGGACCATGCCGTAGCGGTCGGCGACGGCCTGATCTTCCCTCGGGCCCTTGACCCAGGTCTTCCAAGTGAAGTGGAAGCCTTCCGGGGTCGTCGTGGCTGCGACCTGGCCGGTCCCGCCTGGCTGGCGGATCCGGGCGATCACTTTCCGCCAGGCGTCCTCGGCCTTTTTGAGCGGAAGGGTGTCGATCTCATCGACCAGGGCGTGACCGATCGAGAAGCCGATGATCGAGGCCGGTTTCTCCATCGATCTGCAGATGATCGTCGTCCGATAGGTCCGGCCGTTGTAAAGATGGACCTCTTTGTTCGTTTCCCGAACGACAGCTCGGAGCCCCCAGTCATGAGCGACCTCGTCGATCGTCGGGTAGAAAATGTCGCGGATCAAGGGGATCGTCGGGGCAAAATAGCCGGCCCGGATCTTGGGCAGCTCCCAGGCGTTCCGGCACAGCTTCGCGGATCCGGCCCAGGTCTTCCCGCTGCCATAGCCGCCAACATAAAGCGGGTATTTTTTGGGCAGCTCCAGGAACCGGGCCTGGGGCTCGATGAGTCTAGCCATTCTCGCCGCCTTCTGGCGGCCGCAGCCTGGCGTTGACGACCTCGACGGTCACCTGGGTCGGTTCCGGTGTATCGGTTGCTTCCTCGCCGGCCTGGTGACTCATGCGCCAGCCCTGGCGGTTGACCATCCAGATGGTCGCAGCCCGCACGTCGGGCAAGACCTCGACATCGACCTCGGCATAGACCGGGACGCCCTGGTAGTGCATGACCTTCGTCTCCTTCGTAAAGAAGCCGACGGCCCGGCGATAGAGGGCCATACGAACGCGCTCGTCGGCGCGGCTCTTGCCGACCCGGACCGCCTTCCCAAAATCCTTGTGCTTTGATTTCCAGCGGTGGATCGTGCGGATCGTAACGTCGAAAAAGTCGGCCAGCTCCTCGTCAATCGCCCCGAGCTTGCACAACTTCCGCGCCTGGGTCGCGTACTCCGGCCTATAGGTCGACGGCCGCCCTCCTGGGTCGGTCCTCTCGCTTTCGCCGTTAATGGTCAGGTTCTTTTCGTTCATGTCATCGCGCTCCCAGAGCTTGATGTCGCCGGCCCCGCCGGCTTGATACAGTGACGACCCAGTTCCCGGGGTCTCGTCCTTGTGCCCAGATCGTCGCCGTCCCTGGTATTAGCTGATCACTTGTTCCTGAACCTCCAGCTCGACGTGCTTCTCTTTCGAGAACGCTGGCGCCAGGTTCGGGTTTTCGATCTGGATCGCGACCAGATGAGCGGTTCCAGGAGCGAGCAGAGCGGTCTCGGCCGGTGTGAGCTGGACCAGGAACCGGAAGTTGTCGGTCGAGAGGTCGGTCACGTTTCTCGAGATCGGCGTCGAGGCACTGGGGACCGCTACCGTGCAAGCCCAGCCGGCGCCCGATAGGTCGATCAGGTTCCCGGTCGGAACGCCGTCGGCGTCGAGCTCATTGACGCCTACACGCCAGATCGGCGAGATGTCGCCCTGTTTAATCGCAGTCATTGAGGAGATCCTCCTGGGTGTCTAGGTTGAGCTCGGCCGGCTCCAGATCCAGTTCGAGATCGAAGACATGGACGCCGAGATCGAGATCCTCCTGGCCGGTGTCGAGCTCGAGATCCTCGAGCGCCGTCTCGAGGGCCAGGTCGACGAGCTGGGTCTCCAGGTCGACGTCGGTCCCGAGGTAGATGTATTCGGGCCGAGATCCGCCAAAGAGTGTAAATCCGAAGGTATCCATCAGCTAATCGGTGTAAATTGCGGGTCAATTTCGGTGATCTGTTCCCCGTCGTCGGTCGAGTCATAGCGGAACTTTTCGGTCACGCCGTCGGCCTCATAGATAACGATAGCGCCAGTGACCGGGTCGCGGGTTCGGCGGTGAATGATTGCAGCATGAAGCTCGTCGATTTCTCGCGCCTGGACGAGCTGGGTCTGGACCAGGAGCGATACCTGGCGCTCGACAAAGACATTGAACATTCCGACCGTTCGGCGGAGGGGGTTGCTTCCGTCCTCGCTGTAGAGGTTGCCACTCAAGAGTAGGCGCTGATTTGCCTCATAGGGGGCGATCTTCCAGTCGGACGCGAGGAAGTAGGTGTCGCCGAGTTGGCCCTCCGGCGTATCATCACCACCGACTGCTCGGATCGGGAACTTCAGCCGGCGAAGGGTCTCATCGGCGACCCAGTCCTCCTTTCCATCGCTGTATAGATCGACCTGCACATCGACCAGGACCGTGTCCTCGCCGTCCAGCGGCGCCGGCATTTCGGTCAGTTGAATGATCCGATTTACTGGGTCGAACGTCGCTTTCGCCGCCATTATTCACCTCTCAAATGGGCCTCGACCCGCTTCCGGACGTTGATGTCCGGATAGACCAGTTTGCCGTCCTTGATGATTGGGATCTTGGCGCGGAGCACTTCGTTCCATTCCTCCTCTTGGGAAAGCCGGCGCGAAACGATCCGGTAAGGATCCTCGAAGGCGACGTCCCAGGTGACGGCGAAGTTCAGCCACCCATCGAAGCCGGCCTGGTTCTCGAACCGCTGCCGAAAGTCGTCCGTTTCGCCGGAGGCGCTTAGCCCCTCCTTTTCCGTTCGTAAGCGATACAGTCTGTAACGGATGTTTTTCCGCTGGGCCCGCAGCTCCCGACCTTCGACCGAGAAGGCGCTCACTGTGCGCTCGATCTCGGTCTCGGTCATCTCGTGAAGATCCTCCAGGGCCTCGATCTGTTCGTCGAGGTCCTGGGCCTTCTTCACTTGTTTATCGGTGAGCTGAGTCACGTTAGACGTTCTCGTAGTTCCGCTCGTCGTTCGCGTTGACCGGGACCGTGATCCCCGTCGCGGCCGTGATGGTGAAGCTCGCCTCGGTCCACTCGGCCCCATCTTTCGCGATCGCGACGATGGTGCAAGGTGCCGGGCTGTTCGCGGTGCGTCCGCCCTGGTTGTTATTCGTGTAATCGAAATCCCAGGCGATCGAAGCGGCGGACACTTGAGCGTCCATCGGAGTACTGTCGTTCTCCTGGACAATGACCGCGCCCGGGGACTCGAACGGCGAGACCTTGATCGTGATCGAGTCGCCCGCGATCGCATCCTGGACGGTTGCGCCGTCCTGCTTGGTTGCGGTCACTGAGGAGGCCGTCGGGCTGCCGCCCGTCTCCAGCCAGAGCCCATTGTTCTCGGGATCCGTCGCGCCCGAAATGGTGAAGTATTCGCCCGCGCTGATCGGTAGGTTCGCCGCGCCGGTGATCGTCGAAACGGATCCAGTAGAGGAGGTGAAAGCGATCCCGGTGTCGTCCGAGAGGATCTTGGTGTAGTCAAAATAAACGGTATAGACCGTGTCGGCATCCGGCTGGCTGACCAGGTTGTCGGAGAAAACGAACGACCCGGCCGCA